CTGCATAGACTTGTAGTCCTAGTATAGGGGTAGCACCATTTGGTCTAACTGCTGACTCTCCTCCAAAAGGACTAAAACCGTTTACACGCCTATAACCACCATCTGCATCTACTTCAAAGTTACGAAGAGTACTAGCAACTCCAGGTTGCCCTGTCATCTCAAGCTGGTTTAAGCTTGTAAATAAACCTCCTTTTGAAGATAGGCCGTATGGTTGTGACATTACACCATCCTTATACGATCATCTTTAAAATATCCAGGCGTAGGCTCCATAAGATGTAAACGCATCAATCTTAATCCACGTTTATAATCTTCTAATGAAAATGCTGACATCTGAGGATTTTCTTTAAACTGATATACATAATATCTAGTTCTAGCAATCAATACAGAACTATAAGTATCTGGAAATACTATTTCATCAGAGTGTGCTGACAATGCTGTAGGTTGATTATACGCATAAAAGAAAACCCTATAGACCTTATCAGGTATAGGGCTTAATCCAAAGTTACGGCTATCAGGACTTCTAATAACTCTGTCAGGTACTCCATAGTTTTGAGTATCTGCATCATCTTGATTCTGTGCTAAACGTAAATAATCTTTCCATTCCTCAATACTAGTAAATCTTAAATTACGAGAAGTAAAAGGAGCAGACTCACCTGTAACTCCTACTGTAGTCAAAAGAAAGTTATCCCAATCTATATAGCCATAGTCAGTAGTTATACTGGAACTAGAAGGAAGTAATTCATACCATCTAGTCCCAGCAACCGTTTCTATATAAACATTTCCATAGTTAGGATCTGGATTACCACTTTCTCCTGCACTAAGAAAAGGCCATTGAGGTTCCTCATTTACAATATCAAAGTATGCACGATTAATTGCATCCTTGACATGGCTTTGAATACCTGTAGAAGATCCAAAGTTAGTAGAGGTAAGCTCTACCTCATTCATTTCTCTCAGGACTTCGTTAGCTAATTGTAAATAAGTAGTAGCCATAGTTTCTAGTTAGGCCCTGCTTTAGGCATTGCACTTTCAAAAGTATTGCCATAGGAAACTTGTCCTCCTTTAGCATATCCTTTTGTTTTCATCTTCATACCACCTTTAGCCATACCTTTAGACCTGTGTGGCCCACCATGAGGCATTCCTCTTCTAGCAGCTTTATTTCCATTTTTAGTTCCCATTTTACTTTTCATCTTCTTCTTCGGCATCGTCTTTCTCCCTGTATAAATTATCAAAAACTTGATTAACATCTAAAGTATAATCTAAATCAGATTTACTATAATGTGTCCACTGTGAGGGTCTAAAGTCTGGAGCACCTTCGCCTACCTCAAACCAAGCAGGGTGTGTAACCCTTACTCTATTATTAGGTAATGCCACTATATTTCCTGTCCATTCTCCAGCATCTAATAACTCAAGCACATGACTCTGCTTATGTTGTGCAGGATCATCTGCTATTTCTGAGTCTGTGTAATCTACTGTAAAATAATATCTAGCAGGATATAACTCACCATCTATTTTTGCATACCAAGGACATGGAGTTGCTCTATCTAATACATATACTGCATGATCTCTAGAACTACAGTCCCAAGGCTGTGCAGCCCATGTAGGCATTGGCGTAGGCCATTTTTCAAAAGGCGTATCCCCAACAAGACCTGTTATAGGCATTCTAGCCCACATAGCCCCACCGTGTACATTAGGTTCATTTTCATCATCATAAGTTTCAGCACCTGTAAAAATAACTTGAAAACTTAAAGATCTACAAGGAATGCTAGTTACAGCTATAGCCATTGCATGAATAAATTCACCATGATATTTTTGATGATTATGTGTATACTCTTTTCTAACCCAACATTTAAAATGTGGAATATTACTTTGTAAATAAGCCATTAGTCTTGAGCCATAGAAAAGGTTTTATTTTTACGTCTACAAACATCAAATTCAGTTTCATGTTTTTTATTAAAGATCCTATCCCATCCCTCACTGTATTTTTGTTTATCGTATTTTTTTAACCCCATTATCCTATTTTTATTTCTATTTTGTCCCTTTAAAACCAAAGGACGAGCTTCGTTTCCTACTTGTGGCATATTTAAATTCCAGTAAAAAGGGGGCCATAAAGACCCCCATATTATTTAGTCTACTTGATAAAAAGCTGAAACCAACGCTTCACCACGCAGAACTTTAGCACCATATACGTGTAGACCACGTACAATATCACCAAAGCTATCAGGATCTCTGAGAACTTCTGTGTTAGTGATAGTTTGTGCAGTAGCTGTAGATGAAATGTGACCAGCCAATACTTTACCAGTACAGGTGCTGGTAGCAGGTACGTTGTTTGACTTGTACATATCAAAGCCACGCAACTTACCAGAAGATACCAATCCATTTCGGATTGATCCTTGACCAGCGTTAAAGTCAACAGACAATAGCTTAGAGCTAGACTGTGAAAGCTCCTCGTAGAAAGAAGGTGGTGCTAAGAACCATCGTCCTTCTTCAGGAACATTCTGCTCATCTAGCAAACGAGCCATAAATGCCATTACGTCAAGAGCATCAATACCTGTGCCATCAGAACCTAGAAGGTCAATAGAGTTTGATCCTCCTTGATGCTGTGGAAGAGTTTGAGATGCAGAAGCAGCGTCAGCACCAACAACGTGGTCTGGGCCTGAGCTAGATACACCTGCAAACATCTTTGTAATTACGCCAGAGTCAAACGCATCTCGTAGAGAGTACGCAGCAGATGACGTAGCTACCTCACGGAAGTTAACGTGAGACATCGCAGTTTCAATATCGTCTACTACAAACTTAAATGCGTTTGCAATATCAACGATAAGAGTGATCTCTTGGTCGGTTAGTTTAGTTTCAGAAATATCCTGACCCCTTTCATACTGATCAACAGTGATCACAGGCTCTTTGATAATACGTACTGTATCACCAAACGATGCAATCTCTCCAGCATAGTCGGTGTTAGTGATAGCTTCTGCTACAGAAGCCTTTCTGAAAAAGTTAAGTACCTGCTTAGAATAAACTTTAGGCAGGAAAAATGAGTTAGTTTGACCTGATACAGAGTTAGCAAAGTTTGCATTAGTATCTGTACTCGGCTCAAAAAACTGGTCTGATGTATTTGAAGCCATGTTAATAATCTCCTATTAAAACATTTATCTTATTACTCTGCCCTCTTCCATTGCCAGTTTAATTTCATCTTCATATCTATCAAACTGGTCTAAGGACATAGCAGCTATTTCCCTCTCAGTCCAAATCTTAGGTTGTTTAGCATCAATAGATGTAGTCTTTGTAGAGACCATATCTGCTGCACTGCCTACTTGTGGTAAAGGTCTAGACTGTGATTTAGTTTGAGTAATTCCTTTTTCCATTTTATAAAGATCTATAGCTTTAACAGCCAGGGTTACATTATTAGGATTATTATAAATCCATTCCTGTATCTGCTCTGGTTGTTCTTTAGCCCATGCATGAAACTCATCTGATCCTCTTAAATCTTCATAATCAGGATGACGTTCTTTCAAAGTAGTTTCAGCTTCTTTACGCATAACTTCAGACTCACGCTGACGCATGGCCTGTAGTTGTGCTTCAAGATCTGCAACTTGTCTTTGACTCTGCATATGTGCTACAGATTCTACTGTGCTATATAAATCAGGATATTCTTGTTTAAATGCTTCTAATTCTTCTTCAGTCTTAGGAGGTTCATAACTAGGTTGTGCTGATCTAGCAGCAGCTTCTAATTCTTGTTCCCTCTGTTTAAACTCAGAAACTCTCTGATCATAATGACGTTTTAAGTCATCATATCTTTTTTTATAGTTAGCTCTCTTTTGAGGTTGAGCTTGCTCTTCTTCAGGGGCCTCTTCTTCTAGGGTAGCCTGTTGTTGAGGTTCAAAAAATAATCCATCTGCATTACCCATATTGGGTCTATCTGGCGTATGCCAAGACTTCTTTGCATTATATGGATTAGGTGTTTCTTCCTCTAAAATTGCTTCGGACATACTCATTCTCCTTCATGGGGCTTGTGTTTTGCAAGGTAGCCATATTAACTCCGTCGAGTGTAATGGGGCTTGACTTCCAAGGTAGCCATAAAAAATTACTGAACGCTAGGCATCTTATTAGCACCTATCATAAGCTTTCTGATTTCTTCATCAGTTTTACTCATGTCGTACTTACCTTCTTCAAGATCTTCTTCATCTTTCCGAGGCATTCCACCTACATTCAATTGTTGCACCCCACCATCATAAGCACGTTCAGCATCATCCATCATTCGTTGAAGATTGTCTGCGCCTAATTGGTCAGTTGCTTTTTTAGTGAATACAAACTCTCCATCACTCAAACGTGCAGGTATAGAGTCCGATACACCAGTTCCAGGGCCGTCTACTTCGCCAGCACCTGAAAATTCTGAAGCAGTAGTAATTACTTTATCCATAATATCTGAAAGCATTGGATCTTTTTGTAATGCTTCTGCTAAATAATCTTGTTCACTATCTGTAAGTGATTCATCCATCACATACTTAATATAATCTTCTTCCATTTCATCATCTGGAAGTTGCGAAGCCATAGCTTCTGCCATTTCATCTGGCGGTATATTAGGGTATGTATCTACTGGCATACCCCCTTCTTGTTTACGATCTCTTAATAATGAAAAATCTTCTCCAGATATTTTACCATCTTTATTTACATCTAGTTTCTTTTGACCACCTACTAATAGTTTTCTTCTAGAATGTTTTTCAGCAGCCTCTTTCATTTTACGATCCATGTCACGAATAGCTTGTTCTTGTAAAGCTCTTTTCATTTCTTCTGGAGTTAAATTAGGATCATCTAATTGTCTATATTGTTGAGCTAATCTTTTATAACTTTCCCTATGTGCATCATCTCTAAAAAAATTTGATTTATCATCAGCTAAAAGTTTTTCAATTTGTTGAGCAGCTTCTGTATATGATATTTCTTTTTTATTAGCCATCTTCTTTTCTCTCCAAAGCCTCAGTAACAACTTGAGGTAATTCTAATAATCTACCCAGCAAATTCATCTTCCCCTGGCTGCGGTACACCTCCAACTCCGATGTTGCCCCCACCAGTACCTGTAGCTCCAAGGTTTTGAGGTTCTGTAGGTATTCCTCCAGCACCTGCCATTCCTGCTTGTTCTTGACCAGTGGGGCCAGCTTCCTCGCCAGCGTTTTGTCCAGCATTTTGCATTCCTATTATCTGTGCCATCAAAGCTGCTTCTTCTGGATCATTTAGAAGTTCATCAGGATCTAAATCCAAACTATAAGCAAGCTCACTGATTAGCTTATTGATTTTAACAAAAGGAGCCACAGCAGGATTCTGTACAGTTTGTAAGAATGTAGTGAGCCGTTGACTTCTAACCTCTTTCTGCATCAAGCTACTTGTTCCTGTAGCTCTAACTTCTAGATCGCCTTCTACTCCAAGATCAGACTCTAAAAACTGCATATTCCATTGAAAGTATGCTTCTCCTAAAGGTTTTAAAAGAAAGTCATCAAGATTCTTAATAACAGTTTTTATATTTAAAGATGCTGCTCCAAGTAGCATTGACATCCCAGAGGCAGTCCTAGTCATGCTCTGTACACCTGTTTGCCCATGAGAATAACTAGGAATACCTGTCTGTTCATCTGCTAACTGTCTAAAACGATCAAACATCATCATGTTTTCATTAGACGTATTAGGAAACTTTAACCCATTGATAGCTGTTCCTGGAACTCCTGCTTGCCTTCTAAATACTTTGCCAGGATATATTTCCATGTTTTGACCACCTACCAAAGCTGTTTCATCTACGTCAAACACGAGAGAACCAGATAGTGCCAGATTATCTATAGCCATTCTAGCATGACCATTCATAATCTTTTGACTATCATCCATATTTTCAGCTATACCAATCCCGAAAAAGCTATAGGGATTACGCTCATAACTAAAAGCATGGTAAGGTACTCTATGAGGTTTGAATGGGTTAACGACTGCCCTAAGCATTTTAGAGTTGCAAATCCATGCATTAATCTGGATTTCATCTAAATCGTCTACCTCCTCTGGTAAATCCATTCCTACTTGTCGGGCGTATTCTGCATCCATAACGCCCCAATATTCAAGAACTTCAAACTGACTAGCTCCATATTCTTCAGAACGACTGTCATCTTTTAGCTCTTGCTCGTAGTCTTTTTCAACATAGTTTGGCCCCATTTGCAAACATTCACGTACTGCATTCTTATCAAAGTACGGAAGTTTACTAAGGCTTCTAAGCTGCGTTCTATTCATACGATGCCTATGAAAGACATACTCAGCTTCTTCTATCGTGGTTGCATTTGGATCAGGAAAGAAGTCCCATATACTTACAAACTCTATACGTGGCACTCTTACAGTTATAGGAGAATATGTTCTTTTACCATCTTCTCCTTTTGACCACCTATTAAGAGTTTTATTAAAGTTAAATGGGCCTTTAATAATTCCTGTGCCAAATAAAGAAGCCTCAAAAAGAGCACTTCTTATTTCACTGGCACCGTTAGATTCTTCAATCTGATCATGTATTAACTTTTCCATCCTCCTTGCTGCTTTTTGAGCAGGGCTGATTTCAAGCATTTCTGGAATAGGGGAGAGTCCTTCTGTGAGGAGTTCTTCAGCTTCTTCTTCAATATATGTCTGTTCAAATTTTCCTGTTCCGTAGGTCGCTCCTGCTTTGAGTGTACGCCCATCACCCTCGTAACCAACATCATATGGATTCTCCGTTTCTGCTTCTGCATCTTCAACAGGTGCATCAGTAGTTTCTATTCCAGGAACAGGATTATTTATATCTAGATACGCATCTTCAGCAACCCCTTCAGGCATCTTGGTTTCACCAATACCTATAGGAAACTTGTTACTGCCAAAGATTACTTCTACTAATTGACCATAAGCAGCCAATACTTTAGTTTTAGTAATCTTTACAAATACTCTAGATTTTTCAGATTCTCTAAATCTTACATTCTTACCATATAGTCCACGATAGTTGTGGTAAGACTCCAACCATCTTTTCTCATCTAAATCTCTTGCAGCTTCAGCAGACGTATAACGATCTCTTATAAGACCTACTAAATTATTTTGTAGCTGCTCATCAAGAGTCAAAGTCATCCCTTGCTCATCTTCAGCATCTGCAAAATATATACTATTTGATGTTAAACTATTTTCTGCCATATATTAATATCCAAACTCAGCATCTACTGGAGTATAAGCTTGTTCCATTCTCATATATCGTAATCTATTTAAAGGATCATTGATCCTGGGTCTAGACATTATTAAATATCTTAATGCATCATATGCATGGTCAGGTGCTTTAGTATCTACGTCTTCAGGATTACTTTTATCTAATGGAATACTTTGAAGCTCGCGTATCAGGTTAGGGCAATTATTAAATATCTGTAAACGTGGCCTACCGCTTTGCTGCACTTTCAAGTATTCGTGTATTTGTATTTTACCTTGTATCCTGTTCTTATCTGAAGGTCTTAATTTATGACCTGCTCTTACTAAAGTCTCACCAACAGTCGGTCCTGTTGTACCTGTTCTATTCCACGCTGCTGTATCTAAAACACCAGCAACTGAGTAAGGATCAGCTAATTCCATATTAGTGACCATCTCTGCTAAATCTACACCAGTTAAACCTTTACGATATAACTCTCTATAAACAATTAAAGTACCATCAGTAGGATCAACACTAGCCCATATACAAGCACTTTCTGAAGCATAACCATAGTCAATCCCTTTTAATCTTTCCCATCCTATAGGGATCTCAAAGGGCGGTATTACGTGCATATCTATATCAAATTCTGTAAAGGCTGCTCCTTCTGTGATGTCCCAATTACCTTCCAATAACTGCTTACGTTGTACTGCTGGTAGAGCTTTCAACATTTGCTCATATCTACCATCTTTTGCAAGATAAGGATTATCGTCTAATCTTGCTGGGATAAATTTACGGCTTAATCCATCAGAACCTTGGAAGGTCTCGTTAGGCTCTGACGGATCAACGTACCGCTTTTTAACCCATTGTGCTCCAACCCCGCCAGGGTTTGCAGTACAACGTAAGTAAGGGACAATCTCTGGATCAGTGGTACGCAGACGAGATGCTAAATAATTCCACCCAAACTCTGTTGGCAAGTGGGTGATTTCGTCAAAACCAATCCAAGAGTAAGCTTGTCCCTGGTATCTGTATACATCTGCATCCCTTTCTAAGAAACCAAATTCTATTTTAGCTCCGCTTGGAAAGTTCCACAGCTTTTCTACTTCTCTAAATTTACATCCTGGAAATGCTCTAGGATATAATTCTCTAGATTTATCTATAAGTTCTCTTAGTTCTGGCATAGATCTTCTAAGTATCAATGCCCTATGAGCAGACTTATGTGCATAACGTAGAGGATCTACAAGCATAGCATATGATTTACCACCACCTGCTGCTCCTCCATACAAAACATCTAATTCACCTGCTGCTAAAAAATCTGTTTGTGGGCCTTCATTTGGCCTAAAAACAATATCTTGATTAGTATCTTTTAAATGTTGTTGTACTGTTTCAGGTAGTATTTCTAGATCATCTTCTATTACTACCTTACCATCACTACCTACATTATCTAGTTTTTTAAATATTTCTTTCTTTTTTTGTAAAGATTGTTTTTTATATTTTAATCTTCTATTTAAAACTTTAACATCTTTTTCTTGTGCTGCTATTGACTTTCTAGCAGCTATCTTTGCTTTAGTTTTACTATGGTAGTTATATCCTGACTTAGAACCTTTAGGTCTGCCTCCTTTCTTTTTAGGAGTGCCGTCTACTTTTAATATAAAACTACCATCTTCATTAGTCTGGTAGTTATGCGGATTCAACTCCCAATCTTTCTTTTCTTGTGCCATAAAGCTTATCTACGTGTTTTTGTAACCCTTTAGCTGAAATCTTTCTACCTGTATTATAATGTAACCAATCAGAAGCCATCTGTAGGCTTATCTCTTCATTAACAATCATACCTGTAGCTAGTTTTAAAGAGTTTATTTCTTTTTCTATTGGTTTTAAATATCCACTATATTCTGACAATTCATAACCAAAAGGTATCGTAGATGTAACTCTTCTTATGTAATCTTCAGGAATACTTTCATTCATCTTACGCAGGTTCCATGTCTATAACAACACTTTCCTTTGAAGGAAGAATAAATAATCCTCCTTGTACATTATGATCTACATTCATCCTTTCTACTTTAGTTACTCCTACTCTGTCTAAAATAGACTGTGCAGCCTGTAACTTATTAGATACTTGAGGTATAGGCACATTAGATTCCATGACCTCAATCAATTTAATGGCAGCTTTTGGTGCATTATGAGCTAAAAGGTTTTGGGCTAAATCCACTAATTCATCTTTAACGCTATTTATAACTTGATAATGGTTCCCCGAATAACCAGCTAACTCCGCAGATAATTTAAGATCACCTCCTGTTTCAACCACTTTGTCTAAAAAAGTTTGTTGCTTCTCAGTAAGCTGCCGTTGTCTTTTATTATCTTGTAAATAATTCATGTGCTCTAGTATATACCTTATTTTAGATTCTGTCAATAAATTTGTGAAAATAATTCTTGACAGAATTAATTTTCAAGTGTATGATAGAGTTATCAACACGGCAGGGTTGCATAGTAACAAATAGGACTATATAGTCTTTATAGTTGCGGTAGACTGGTTCATACTGCAAAGTTCCTAAAAATATTTGTAATTGCTATCTATACCCGTAGTACCCCCTGGTCATCATGCCTACCCCCTAGAGCTAGACAATATTACGTAGCTTTTTAGCCTAGCCAAGCTAATGCTGGTTACAAAACTACAAAGCTTGTCTAGTTCATATAGTCTGCAAGCTCTTGTATGTGCTAGTCTAGCTCTAGATAGCTTCTTGAAAAGACTATTCATCTCAACAAGTTACATAGTTTTAGGTAGGCTACATCAAGCTGTCTCCAAGTTAAAGAACAAATAAAGTTTTATATTTACTTAACAAACTTTACAGGCTAATAAAACTTTACTTTTATGACCTTGCATCTTCGCTCCTCAACCTTATGGATCGTCGCTCAGATGCTACGGTCTTTTATTATTTGTTCTTTAATAACTTGGAGATGACTACTATGACTACTAGAAAACAGCTTGATGAGCTTTATCCTCTAGCAGCTAGATACGCAGGCGAGATCCTGTCAGCTTTAGCTGCTAGATACTCTAACGATGTTGAGATGAATAACATCGACCAGGATGAAGCTCAAGAGAGAGGCTTGGTCTCTAACAGAGATCTCAAAGAAGCTATCTTAGAGCTTTTTGCTAGTGGGAAAGTCACAATGGATAAGAATAGCATATGGACATTATGTAACTCTTATCAAGGTGAGTTTCCATTCAAGAGCTTGATAGACTTTGATGCAGTCAACACATCAGACTATATGTTTAAATCTGATAGTGATTCTAGGAAAGAGACTAGAATGTATGAGGCATCAAAGATAAAGATGGCTAAAAAGCAGGAAGGCAATAGCATAGACTGGAATAGCTTTATTACAGTCAAATAGCTATAATAACTCTAGGGGGTCAGTTAGACTCCCTAGAGTTTTTTTTTTATTCACTGAGACTAAACCAGTATTGTTGGAGATATGAAAATGGATGTAAAAACCATGACAGATGAGTTAGAACTTGAGCACAAGATTGAATTAAGTGTTGGGTTAAAGATTGATAAAGAAGTATACGAGCACGTAGATGAGCTTCTTGAAAAAATGATTATGAAAGACGTTGAGTTTGTTAGAGAAGCTTTTGAAGGTAGCTCTAGTAAAAAACTACAATTAGTTGGTGCAAAGATGGAATCCCATCTTCTTGATATAATCATTGCAGTCAAAGCAAAAAGAAAAGATATATTGAGAGCTTTTGAAAAGAATCAACAAGATATTATGGATGTAGAATCTAAATTAAAAGATGCTTATGTTCGTAAAAATATTTCACCAAGAGTTTATACTCGTGATCAACTACCTTACATAACTCAAATACCTGAAGAGAGAGCAAAAGAAGTTGAAGCAGAATTAGCAAAGGAGAAACTACAATGAACAAAGATAGTTTAAAATACTTCAGTGCTGTGATG